AAAAAAAGAGATGTGTGGGAAAAAAATAAACCCACAACTTACAGGGTTTATTCCGGCACAATCAAAATCGGCGTAGCATCCACACTAAACTCCAGGCTGCGGGTCATATTATCCCCATCCTTCACATCACCAAGACTCTTAGGCACAATCTTACCATTAAAGTAATAACAACCCAGGAAAGTACCTCCACCATCGTTAGCGGCTCCGGTATACAGGGGTATCCTGACTAGTCTGGTGGCGGGTTCGGTGATCATAGTGTAGGCATCGTAACCAGATTGGACACTGTAACCCCCACTGTAGGTTTCGAAGAGTAGCTTCTTGTCCACATCAAAATCTGAGAAGATACTGTCCTGTGATACGGTGATGGTCTGCCCCGCATAGCTTGTTCTTTTGATTTCTGATCCAAGTTCCCCGACTTCGGTACTGTCCTGTTTAATATCAATCTTCAAACTCTGAGCGATATACGGCCTAAGCAACTCATAGTAGGTGATAACCACCTGATCCACAGTAGCCGCCGGAGCCTCATGGAGTGTGACCTGACCATACACCAGATCCCCAGTATCTGTATCGGTTACGGTGTCAATACTATCCACCACCACCTCAGTATACACCGGGCTTTCCCCCCCGGTTTCCACAAGCTCCACCGTCACATCATCCGGCTCAGGGGTTAAACCCATACCCCGCTGTGGATAAATGGGATAGTCCGCAGCGGCTAATGTGAATTCTTTATTACTACCATTGCAGGCTCCAGTCATCACGACACGGGTCCTAGGGATACCGACTTCCATTGTCACGTTCTTACTGTTTAGTACGTCTTTAAGTGCTGAATCAACGTGCATATCTTTAATCCTCCTCTAATTTTTTTTCTTTAGCTTTTTTAGGTGTTTTCATAAATTCATTTAATGATATTGTGAGTTTGAAACGTTCCCGGAAGTTTTCATAAAGCCTTTGAGCGGTTTCTGGCTCAGTTTTTATGTAGGGTTTTATGGTTTCCCGGAGGTCTTTCTGGGTTTTAATTACCATTTTTCTATCAGCTCGTCACTTTTTTGTTCACCACGGTCACGTCTAGGGGGATTATGGCCCCGGCACATAGTGTGGGTTCATTCGCTTTGGGGGTGATGTTGATACTCCGGCGTTGGATGAGGTTGTTTAATTCATGCTCCACCCGTAATCCGGGGACTCCAAGGGTTTTGTCGTCTTCGATTTCTGCGAGTACTTTGCTGATCATGGTCTCCAATGTGTCATAGCTGTCCTCACTTTCGCCGGGTGTGAGTAGTAGGAGCAGTCCTTCACTAGTTATACTTCCCCTGTCTCCGATTGGTCGGTTAGCCTTCTTACTATCGCCTAATCCGAATATGGCGGTGTTTCCCATGTAGAGGGTTAATATTCCTGGGCTGCCTGTGAAGACGGTTTTCAGGAGTGGCTGGCTGTCATCCCCTGTGATGCCTTCTAGGGTGGTTTTGATTGCGGTTCGTGCTTCGTTAAAATCATACGCCATCGTGTTCTACTCCAGTAGGTCATTATAGAAGGATTCCATCCGTTTCTCAAGGTATGGGTCTGCCCGGTCCGCGGCACGATCCGGAAAAGGATTACCAGGCACAAAGTGCTGATTACCCCCATAACTCAAGGACCCATAATGCCTTGTGTGAACTGTTATTGGACGGGTCATGTGTCCAAGGATTACATAAGGGGCATATTCAATCGTGGGCCATATTAACCGTTCCAAATTAGATACATCATCCGTAGTGATACTATTCTGGAGATCCCCCAATCTGACGGGTGCTTCATCCTTCATCAACACTTCCACATCTGCTGCGAGGTCATCGAGTAAGTTAGTGAGGGCACTGGGTAGGCGGTCAGCTATTCGGCTGAGTTCGCCTTCAAGGGCTTGGCTACCGATGTTAATATCAATACTACCCATAATCTTATTCCTCTGGTTTGGTCACTGCCAAGAACCTTATGGGGCTTCCACGGTTCCCCGTGTCCTCCTCATCACTGAGTTGATCATCCACAAAACCCTGTAAAATTTCGAGGGCTTCTTCCTCCCATTTAACCGCCGTGGGGCTGAGTTTGTCCTGGTTACTGAGTAGGATGTTAAGGATGGCCGCCGCTGAAAATAGTGTCCCCGCATCGATAAACTCCTGCGGGGTTGTTGTGGGGGGGGTGTAGTCACTGAGGTTGTTACTGATGAATCGGTCTACTCGGTTGTCTCCCTGGGTGCATCCCTCCGTGATTAGGTCACTGTCATCTGCGTAGTTGTATTCCTTTAATAAGACTGCTAATCTGTTGGTGTCTGCGTAGGCCATCCCATATCAACTCCAATAAAAGTTTCTTAGGCAGCTGCGGTTAACTCAGCAACACTGTAAGTAGCACCATTCGAGACACAAACATAAGACTTACCAGACTCATGACTATCCTGATAAACCCCGATGAAACCAGCACCCACCGTTGCGGCTGCTCCGAAAGCGGATACACACTCCGCATTGGTAGGTGCTCCACTGGTGTCTGAGGTGGCGTAACTCATAGGAGCGGTAGATGTCACGGCATCGAATACTCCGTTACTATCAAGGGTGGCTACGGTGGCAGCGGCACTGTCCTGGAATATGATCTTATTCGCGGCACTTGCGTCTCCCATTTTTAGGATTATGTCTTCGTCCTCATCAGCTATGATAGCCATGTCTGTGGCGGTTTTGGCGGTTAGGGTTGCGATACCAGATACATTCCCGGTCACATTCCCGGTCACATTCCCGGTCACGTTACCCGTGACAGGACCCGCAAGTCCAGCGGCGGATGTGATTAATCCATTACCATCTATCTTGGCAACTTCCACCCCGTCACTGTCCTTAATGGATAACTTCTTGGATGTGTCGTTGGCTCCAAGGGTCATTATTATATCTTTAGCACTTGCGGCGGTGATTGCCAGGTCAGCGGCGGTTGCTACTACTCCAGTGACGAGTACTCCGCCATTTTCGATTATTGCATCTTTTAAAGCTCGTATTTCTCCACTTAGACTCATAATTATTTCCTCCGTTCCACTCAGTTATGAGCAATTTCAATTTCTTTTAAAAAAAAGGTAAGATATAAGGACAAACTCGCAGTCAGTCCTTATGGGTGGGTAGCATCAGGGAAACAAGCCACAAAAGCAGTTTCATTCTCAAAGTCCTGATCAGTCTCCATACCAATAATCCAATCAGTACGGAAAGCCTTAGGCACCCGATCAGGTTCAATGGAGACATCCTCAAAGACACCATACACCATGTTCTTAGGGTTACTCATCAAGATAGGGGCACCATAAGCCGCAACCCCTGCGGTACTATCAAGGACGGGGGCGTACTTAACCTGGAATCCCTTGTATGGACGGGCCACACCGGTCTCCATAGCCTGGTCACCAGCAGCAGTCTGACGATCACCCCATTCATCCACATATAGGTCGAAGTAATCCCAACCCATATAAAAGGTAATGTCCCGTGGCTGGGCCATGTACTTCTTAGGATACAAATCAATACAGGCTTTCAGGGCACCGACTATACCATCATTGGGGTAGTCGAAGTCCTTACCAGCCCCGGTACCGTAGAGGTGTTGGCCTGTTCCGGCCCTCTTGATCCAACCGTCCTGGGCGTGAAGTACAGGTATTGCTCCGCCGTCTCCGCCTCCGGTGTATTTGGCGGTGTCTCCCCATACGGCGAGTTCCTCCCAGTCCTGGCCGGCACGGTCAGCGAACATGGAGATGATGGTTGATTCGAAGTTAGTCCTGCCCTCAATGGTCCTCCTGGCTGCTTGGTCGGTTAATCCCATCATAGCTGCGAAGTGCTTAGCAGTTAACACATTCTGGGCAGGGGTGGGGTCACTGTAATCAGTTAATGCAGTGTTCTCTGCTACTACTTGCAGGATACGTGATCCGAATGCGATGCGGTCTATGTTCACCACATTGCTGTCCATTGTTACCCTTCGGGCATCGTTTAGGATGGTTCGGGGTTCGGTGGCTTCCCGGATGTATTGGTTGAAGTATTGGGGCTGTAACACACTCGTAGATAATGTGCTGATGGTGGTTACGGCTTTCATTACCATGTCATTTAAATAGTCAATGTTGCTCATTCTTATTTCCTCCACTTATTCTTTGTGTATTTTGCACCCGAATGCGTCCCGGTCCTCGAATTCAAATTTGAGTGCCCGGTCTTTTTGTGCTTCGGGTTTTTCTTCATCTTGACCTTCTATCTTTTGGCTTTCGCCTTCTCCGAGTTTAGTTTTGAGGGCTTCTATCTCGGCCTGGGCTTCTTCGAGTTTCTTTTCAGCCTCTGAGGGTTCCGGTTCGGATTCATCTTCCACTTCGGCTTCGGGAGCCTCTTCATCTCCGGGTTCGTCTTCTTGTCGTTGTAATTCTAATTCAGCCTTAACGGCCTCACGAACTAATTTTGTTAATTGTTCTTCGTCCATGTCAATATCCTCCAATACATTTTTTTTGTCTGCCTCAGTCTGCCCTCGTTCATTTAGGGCTTCATTTATGAGGTTTTGTAAACTTTCAAATGCTCCTTGTATCTTTTTTAGTGTGGCGTTGCTGAACCGA